TACGAACTTACCCAATTTATCTCCTTATGCATAGACGGTGACTGTGAATTCAGCCGCCAAGTAGGTCTGATCATTTATTTGTATTGACCCAATCGAACCTGTGCTTATTACCCGAAGGTCATAAACCACGCCCGAAAGAGTTCTATTAGATTCTACCGCACTCTTGACGGAGTATTCTCCCTCGTTCTCGCAGTAGAGATCAAGCTTTCTTTGTTGCTCTCGTTCGGCTGCTCGCCCAACGATAACGGTAATCAAGAAGTTGTACTGAGTAAGACCCTGTTGCATCGCCAGGTCGTAGTCAATGCTGTCAAGGCTGACAAGAGCTACGGGCGGAGATGGGTTGTCAATCAACTCAGCAGAAGTGCGCAATCCGCTGATAGTCGCTAGGTTAGCTACTAGACCAGCTCGGATGTCAGCAATGCTAGTCACTAAGCCATCCTCATCTTCTTGAATGGGGAGATTAGAGCGTCGATGTCAGGGTCAATGCGACTGACACGGATAACGCCAATGTCACCGATGCCAGCCACTCCTAGAGGCGAGTCCATGCGCTTGAACAAGCGAGAGCTCAAAAGAATAGTTGCATACTTGATTGCGGTAGGGACAGCAGACCAGCCAAAGGTTCCTACCACCTGCACAGTAACCTCTTCGCCTGACTTAGGGAACAAGTAGTCACCTACAGCACGAAGCTGAGTCACAGGAGAAGTAATGCCTCCGGCAATGCCGTTTATAGGCTCGGTCTGGTAGTCAGAGGTAGTCCAGGTGACATCGTAGTTTCCGTCAGCAGCAGAAGAGCTCTTTAGGGTTGTGATAGACAGGATGTCATCGGTCTCACACACATAAGAGTCTCTAGGCACGAAGTAGCGGGTAGTGGCGGTTGTGTAGAACACACGCTCGCAGTAGTCGTCGATTTGGCGTGATGCAGTCTCTACAGCAAGCTCTAGCAGAGTGTCATCGACATTATCTGTGATGCGCAAGCTGTCTTTGATTTGCTGAAGTGTGCAATACCCATTGGTAATCATACAAACTATTCTACCCTTTACGGATACGCTCTTTGATTGCCGTAGAGCTGATGCCTTTAGTGTAGGGAATGTACATGAGAGCTATCCCACGCTCATCTAGCCAGTCCTGAGTAAAGCCCATCTGCTTGTAGTAGTCCCTGCGAGCCCAGTCAGAACCGATGATAAGAACATCTGGATCTAGCTCATTAACAACATCAGCGCAGTTTTCTTCGCCCCAGTTGTGAACGACTTTATCTACGCAACGGAACTCTTGTATAACGCCAGCTCTCTCTTCATAAGACATAACTGGCTTTTTGCCCTTATAGCGCTCAATAAACTCATCGGTATTCAGCACAACGGTAACACTGCCAATCTCCGCACAGCGCTGAAGAAAAAGCACATGCCCCAAGTGAGGGGTGTCGAAGGTTCCCGCTGTTACGACCTTTAGTCCCATCTGTTGTCCCTTCTGACTTTGAGCGACCAGCCTCGTTCGGTAAGGTCATGAGCCACCCTTTTGTTTGTAAATAGCGCACGATTCCTATCGAAAGTAACGCTATTGCGCTCGTTGTAACCAGATTTGAGCGTGGAGGAGTTGTCATGGTGTACCTTCGCCTGTAGGTGCTTGAATGGCACGCCTAGCTCCTGCATACGCCACTCATAGTCATCGTCATCGTAATAGATAGGGTGAAACGCTTCATCCCATAGCCCTGCTTTTAGTACAGCACCTTCGCCTGGTACTACGCACGACCACTTAGGGTTTACATCGACAAAGTTGAACGCCTGTGTATCTACGGTCTTTGAAATAATCTCTAGCGCCCCTGGCTCAAACCAAGAGTCGTCATTTGGTATTACCCAGTACTTAGCGTGAGGGGTTGACTTAATAATCAGATTCCATGCGCCGTTTGCACCGAGTCCATAGGGGACTTCAATGTACCAGCTTTCTTGAATGTTTGGATTGCTTAGATCTGGTTCCCAGCGCTTAGTCCCAGAGTTGTTGATAATGACTAGGTTCTCGACTGGATGATCTATTGAATCTATCAATCGTTGCGCCATGTCAAAGCGAGATAGGGTCGCAAACCCTAGTACCGGAATCACTTAAACAATCCCCGCAGGAATGGCATCCAGCGCCAGTTCCAGACGGTCTCTACATCGAATTGAGAGGCAAACTCCCTAGCAACCTTAGACTCGCCTCGTTCGGCGTTGTAAGAGTCGCTGAGAGCCTTTACGATGCCGTTTACAGATGGAATCATGAAGTAGGAACCCTGAGCCTCATCCCAGAATGCCTGACCGTCTACCTTCCAGCTATCTTCTGAAGCTAGATCCTGTGATGCAGCAAAGTTGCTAGTGATAACTCGTGTGCCACAAGCCTGAGCCTCTACGGTTGGAATACCGAAGCCTTCTCCGTAAGAAGTGCTGAGTAAGACATCAAAGGCTGAATAGAAGGCAGCCATCTGCTCTTCAGTAAAGCCCTGTCGTAGGGCGTAAGAGTCTGGGAATAGAACATGCTCTTTAGGAATACCTGACATCTTTATCAGCACATCTAGAGCGAAGCCGTTGTACGCCTTACTTGCCTCTGAGTGTATGTACAAGTAGCTGTCTGGGTACTTTTTCTGGTGAAGAGCGAAGGCGAGTAGGTTCTCTGCAAATGCCTTACGGTGAATCTGCCCGTTTGCTTTATTAGCTGCAACCATGCCAACCAAGAACGCATCATCTGGGATGCCCATGTACTCACGAGTAGGGATGCCTTCAAACTTGTCGGTTGGCTTATAAACCTTTGTGTCAATACCATGAGGGATGTATGTTGACGGAATACCCATCTGCTCTAGCTGGCGCTGACCGTGAGGCGACATAGTGATAGGCGTTACATTCTCACGCACTAGGAACTCTCGGACTCCTGGAGGGAGCGTGATGTGATCTAGGGGAACCCACGAGACAATCTGGTCATCGTATTTGAGGTTGTTGTATACCCAAACATCGTAGAGAGTAAATAGAACCGTCTTTAGGTCTGGATGTTGCTGTGAGAACTCTTTAGTCCAGACTGGCATTACATCAGTGGAATAAGGTGTCAGTCCCCTTGGGTAATGTGGGATTTCTGTGTTTTCAATCTTGAGCGTTGACTTTATTCCCTCAAGCCCGTAATTAGAGAGTGCGGCTACTTTTAGCCCGTGACGGAGCATTCTTTCTACAAGAAGCTTGCCTTGATTGCCATAGCCCGTAGGCATACCTGGGGTATTAGAAGCTAGTGCGACAGCACCATTTAGGTTTTCGTAGGTCATGCAATAACCATAGCAAATAAAAAGAGGAGCTGTCCGCAACCTACAACGGACAGCCCCTCAGCTTTGAATCAAGTACTAGGAAGCAGCGCCCTTGAAGTACTTGATGTGGCTTGCGTGAGTCAAGTCACCGTCAACACGCATCATCACACGGTAGGTGATGGTGTCGGTGTTGAATGCGTAGTCAGTAGAGGTAGCAACCTGTAGACCACCAGCAACACGAACCTTGTAAGAAGGCATGTGGCCGAATAGTACAGACTTAGCACCAGTGCCGATAGCTGCCATTCCTGGGTTCTCGATTACAGAGTAGCCAGCGAAGGTGTCAGGCTGTCCAACGCCTACCTGGTATAGGTAGTTGCCAGCGTCATCCTTTAGCTTGCGCATTGCACCAATGGTTGCACCAGCAGCCATGTAAGCAACACCTGGTAGACGACGAGCAGCACCGTCAAGCGAGTACTGAAGGTCGATTAGGTTGTCAGCGGTGAAGCCACCAGAGACACCAGTTCCACCAGTTACACCAGAACCAGCAGCGGTAACAACACCGTTAGGCTTGTCAGATCCGTCACCAGTGGTTAGTGCAGCGTTGATTGCGTAACCTAGACCGTTACCAGCCTGCTGTGCAAGGTGAGACGAGATGTCAAAACCTGCATCGCTGACTAGTTCTGCGGCCACCGGAATTAGCAGACCGTACTTGTAGGCCCCAAGAGTGATGCTTGAGTAGGTAGGCTCGGAGTCAGCTACAGTTCCAGCAGCAGCTACTAGAGCAGCGGTGCTGTAAGCAGTTAGGGTTGGGATGGTGATGTCCTCACCAGAAGCGGTGTTGATTCTCTCACCGACATCTAGCATTGGGCCAACTAGACGAGCAACATCGAATACCTCGTCGTAGAACGACTTAGGAACGGTGTTGGTGGTTGGAACTAGGGTTCTCTTCTCGAAGGTGTGTGCGCCACGAGTTGCAGCGATCTCACGAAGAATTGCAGAAGCGGAGCGCTCCTCAACAGCAGGAACGAAGCCCTTAGCTGCTACAGATGCCTCTACCTTGCGCTCTTCGTTACGGGTAGCGATAGCGATTGCCTCGTCAGCACGACGGATGTCGGCCTCAATGCGGTCAATCTTTTCGGTTGTCTCAGCGTCAAGTCCACCACGAGCCTCTGCGTCTTCTAGAGCCGACTGGATCTGAAGAGCAAGGTTCGCACGGATTTCCTGCTGAGTCTTGATGAACTCAGACATTTAGTCTCCTTGTTTATAGTTACGGATAACCAGCGGCGTTGACGCACAACTGAATACGGCAGAGCTGACTCACATCCGTTATGTAAATTTTACAAGAAGTTGGACAAGCGCTTTCAGGTAAAGGAAAACCCCACCAGAGAAAGATAGCTGGTGGGGCGATACCCGTTGCTTGGCAGGGACTAGCGAGTAGCCTCTGGCTTGGTTACACGGGTTTCCTTAGCTGGTCTTTCGAAAGGTGTTCCCTCTTGGACTACGCCATCACCATCTGCATCTTTAGCATCTGGCTTGAAGGGTACTGGAGCATCCAGACCAACGATTGCGTCTGCAAATCGGTCAGCGTATTCTGCGATAACGCCTGACTCAGGGTTGCCGGCAACCGCCAAGATTGCCTTTTTGATGTCATCTCTAGTTGCCATTTTGAATCCTGTCCATTAGAACTTTGAGTTTCTTCTTCTTGAGCTCTAGCATAGCCTCGCTTGGAGCTGGCTCACTAGGAACTTCTTCAATAGTAGGTACTAGGGACTCTACGGCTGTAGTGATTAGCCTGCCCTCGTCTGGGGTAAGGTCGTCGCCCTGTTCTAGCTTTAGAAGTGCATCGGCTAGGGTATCTGCGTCAATACCTGAGCGCTCTGCTACCTTATCTACGCCACGAACGCTTACAGTGCCTGCGGTTGAACTGTAAGCAGGGAAGGCGACCAAACTAACCTCATGAAGCCTGACCGAGTTTAGAGTGCGCTCTGCGCCATCGGTGCTCCAAGAGTCTCCGCCCTGTGGGACAGAGAAGCCAAAGCTCATTGAGTCGATGTCACCTCGGCGTAGGAGCTCTGCAACATCACGACCACGAGAAGTGTTAGGTAGTAGACCGTCAACCTTTAGTCCGTGAGAATCCTCGGATAAAGTCAAGGTTCCTGCACGGGTAGAGCCTAGGATTTCACCTGTGTCGTGGTTCCAGAGGAACTTGATGTCATTGCGAGCTCGTAGAGACTTACGGAAGGCTCCAGGTGCAATGCGCTCGGTGAATGGTAGAGGCTCCGATGGGGAGTTGAAGACTGCTGCGTATCCGCTGAAACGCATTCCTTCGCCATCTTCACGAATCTCAAACTTCGTGTGACTTACACGAGTTTCAATCTTTGACAATGCTTCGCCTTTCGCTCGGCCTTCGTTCTCTGCTTCAATTCTAGCAACTACACCCTCTGCGTGAGCAAGAGCTCGTTGTGCTGCTCGTTTTGACGGGCCTGAACCCCATAATAAGTGGGCTACTACACCAGCACTTGGATAATCAGGGGAATCAGGTCTAGCGGAGGGCGAATCCAGATCAACAAGGTGACGAGCAATCCAAGCCCGAATCCGAACCCACTTCTCAGCCGATACATTACCCTGAGCCATCGCACGAGCTTCTCGAATAGTCCTGTCAACCAGTCCATCGCCACCCTTGCCTTCTTCGTAGTATTTGAGCCCCTGACGGGCAGCAGCTCGCATGTAGGCTGGCGGAGTTAGGTTTACCTGACGGATTTCCTGCATTGGCTCAAAGCTGTTTTCCTCAACAACATTTGAGACAGTTTGGATGTTTGAAATGTGCTTAGCAACGAACTGGTCAGTCTCTTGATAGCCGTCTTCAAGCTCTTCGTAAATCTGGATAAGCACTACTGGGTTGTGCGTAGAACCGTTTAGCTGGATTGCTGAGCCTGGGAGTGAGATGCTACCGGCTTCGACGAGCTCTTGGACTTCGCCGTACTTGGTTTGCTTTCGGTCTGTGAAGGTAACGAAGTCTCCGATTTTGATTGTGCCAACGGCAGCTCTTTGTTCGTTGATTGCGGTACTCCGCTCTTGCTCGGTATAAGTGCCACCTGGCTCTATCCCTTCTTCGATTGACAATGCAACCATCTGATCTATCGCTGATTCTTTCGTGTCGTGACAGGCAACTACTTCACCGTCTGCCTTGACTACTGCCCACTCTGGGCATTCGCTTTCGTCTGTGATGAAGTATGGCATTAGTCTTGCCTCATTACTGCTAGTTTGCAACCCTCTGACCCAGCAGTTGCGTTGATTACTTCGTATGGTCGTAGATACATCGAAATTTCTTCTCCACCATGCAGGATGTATGAATCATCCTTAGTACCTAACCAGATGTCGTTGTAGCCGTTGTACTGCTCAGCCCAGTCAAGCATGATGTGCATGTTCGTTCCCACTCCCCCAACATCTACAAACTTGAATCCGTATTGGGTGTTTGGCTCTAGGGTTACTGGAATGTTTGTGTCAGCACCGCCAGTTGTTTGGTTAGAAGCGCCGATGTACTCAGTTACTACGGTTGTTCCACCAGTTAGGGAAGTTGCAGGTTGCAAGACTGCATCATGGGCATCTGAATAATTGCGGTTTAGGTTATAGCCTGGAATAGCCGAGCCTGTGGTGACAATCGTTGCACCTTCAATTAGTGAACCCATAACACTTGAATTAGAAGAGCTGAATTTCCAGAACTCAAACTGCGCTCCCAAATCGCCCGTTGTAAACGAGAAGATTGCAGTTCCGTTGTTTGCGATTGGAAAATAACTGCTAACCGAATAAATGTGGCCTTTGCGAGACAAGTCACCCATGAAAGGGGTTGGCTGAAGGTTCTTTAGAACATAGCGAGCAGAGTCAATCGTCGGTGCCACAACCGTAGTAGCTGCCGTACCTACCGTATAGACATTCTGCTCAAGCATTATTCGACTTCGTAAACCGACTTAGGATCTTCAGGGTCAATCTGTGCTGATGACTGTAGCTGTACCGATGGAACGCCTGTGTGAATCATTGCAGGTAGTCCTAGCTTCTCTAGAACGCTTGCAGGGTCGAATCCAACCTGAATCAGGCGCTGAGCCATGTCTACACGCTCGGTCTGAGCGGATAGGTCAGCGGCTTCTACATTCACATTGGCTAGAGGAACTCGTACGGTGTCTGCTGAAGGGTCAGCAATCGGAGGAAGGTCTTCTATACGACGAACATCGTTGATGGTCAGGAAGCCCGACTGTAGCCCCGTAGAGAAGGCTGTCATGCGTGAGTTGATGTCTGCACGGAGTAGTCCGTCAAGGTTGAAGCGGATGAATGCGTTCTCTCCGCCTTGGTAGCGAATCATAAGTGGGCTCATAGCGCCCTCAATCTTCTGCACGATTGGGCGTAGGCAGTGAGTCACCCAAGCAAGATTGTTCTGCTCGACTGATGCATAGCTTGTTGTGCCAGGTAGTCCCATTAGGTGAGGAGGGATGTTGAATGCACGAGCGACATCCTCAACTGCCATTCTGCGAGAGTCTAGGAACTGAGCTTGGTCGTTTGGAACATTGGTTGGCTTGTATGTAGCGCCACCTGACAAGATTGCGGTCTTGTGAGCATGTCTCCAGCCTTTGTGACGAGAATCGAAGGCTTCCTGCATCATCTTGGCTTGGTCGCCTGATAGGTTACCTGCAACTTCGATTACACCAGAGGTTTGAGTGCCAGAACCGAAGAATTTAGCAGCGTAGTTTTCTAGAGCTTTAGCTAAACCGAAGTTTTCCTTTAGTGCTTCAGTTCTCGATACACCTCGTAGGTGTCCTGGGCGAACTAGGTCTGGGATGAAGATGACATCATCGGTGGTGAGCATCCTGTCCTCACCCTTGACTACGAAACCTACACGACCAATTCCGGTGCGCTTGATCTCGACATCCATCGGGTTTAGCACTGAGAGGTTCACAATCTCGCCCTGTGGGTTTGAATAGATGCGGATGAACGCATTACCGTCTAGGAGCAAAGAAACGATTACAGAGCCGTAGAAGGCTTCTTTAGTGGTGTCGATGTCTGGTTGGATAACCCACTGTGGGCGTGGGCGGAAAGGATAGCGAGCGCCGTCTCTGCGGATGAAGACATCTACAGGCAGGGTAGCGATAGTGTCAGAGATAAGAGAGACAGCAGAAAAGACAGCATTGATTTGTAGAGCAGTCTGTGAGTCAATGTAAACACCTGAATTCGACTGAAGTTCTAGGTCAGCCCCTGAGCCCCAGATTGTCTGAAACGAGATTGCTCGCTTTTCAAAAAGATTATTGAGCATTTACTCGCTCCATCGCTACACCGAACAGAATTGCAGCAGCGCCTCCGACGATTAGTCCAGCGGGTACAAAGACTAGCCCTACGCCAACTGTGACTAGGACAGCACCTGTGATTTGCAAAATTGTCGCTAACATAACCGCCTAAACGAATACCTGTGGCACTACTTCTTCTATTCTACCGACGGTAGCCCTATCGTAAGCAATAATGAATGCGATAGCGTTGTCAATCTTCTTTTTTGAGTTGGCATGCTCCTTAGTTACACGCTGTCCTCGGTGATCTGTCTTGATAACGCAGTTATCGATGTGCCTTGATAGCGCTGGATTGCCGTCATGCACTAATTTCTTCTCAACTACAGCGTCAAACACCTTTTGAGTGGCTGGAATCATCAAATTGAGCAAGTTTGTCTTGTATTCGACGATTGGAAGCCCTAATTCCTCTAAATCTTGCATCATTTGAGCCCATCTATAGGGGTCACAGGCGATTTCACGGACTTTTGGGTAATTTTGGGTGTATTCGATGATTGTTTGCTTGACTTCCTCCATTGGAACTCGCCAAGAGTCGTCATCTACACCGAAATTCTTCTCCCAAGTGCGGATTAGGGCCACTTTTGGCAGTTCATCACCTTGTGGGATGGTGCAAACGACTAAAGCCGTGCTGTCAGAGGCGTAAGAGCCGTCAAAGCCCAAAACATAGTCCTCATCAGGTGAAATTTCGATGTCAGCGCCCAATTCATCCCACGCACCCGCTGGAAGCCATGCAGATTGCGATGAAACCCACTGATTACAGCGTTTTGTACGAAATTCTGACTCAGGAGTACGCTTTACAGCCGATTCAAAGTCAGAAGCAGCACAAATGTCGTCAAATCCTGGGTTGGAAGCTCTCCATGTGCTCTCAAGACGGTGATCAGCATCCTCTGGAGCCTCCCACCAT